AGCACGAGAGTGTGAGGTTCAGGATAGAAGAAAAAGATGTAGGATTTATAGTCTGTATGCGGTTTTGAAGGTATATAACCTTTAGAAAAGGCCCAGTGGCTCAGTTGGTTAGAGCGTCGCCCTGTCACGGCGAAGGTCGTCGGTTCGAGTCCGATCTGGGTCGTTTATGGGATCTTAGCTCAGCTGGGAGAGCATCTGCCTTACAAGCAGAGGGTCACAGGTTCGAGCCCTGTAGGTCCCATTAGCCATATTTTTTTAAGGCTTGCCGATGTGGCTCAATTGGCAGAGCAGCTGATTTGTAATCAGCAGGTTATCGGTTCGAGTCCGATCATCGGCTTTGTATCTTAGCCTAAAAGGTACAATAATTTAATATTTTTAACATATGGATGGATTCCCGAGTGGCCAAAGGGGACAGACTGTAAATCTGCTGCAAATTGCTTCGGTGGTTCGAATCCACCTCCATCCATTAATTTCATAACGCGGGGTGGAGCAGTCTGGAAGCTCGTCGGGCTCATAACCCGAAGGTCGTAGGTTCAAATCCTGCCCCCGCAATTTTGCCTGGTTAGCTCAGTTGGTAGAGCAGAGGACTGAAAATCCTCGTGTCTCTGGTTCGATTCCGGAACCAGGCATTTTGTCTGAAAAGACAGAATGGGGTATTAGCTCAGTCGGTAGAGCACTTGACTTTTAATCAAGTTGTCCGGGGTTCGAATCCCCGATGCCTCATGATTCGAGAAAAGCATTACTCATAGTGAGTAGTGCTTTTTTGTTGCTTAAAACGGATATACGACTGCGTTCATGAGCAAGTAGCGAAGCGGATTGTGAATGTCCGCTTTACGGATATTGAAAAAGGAGGATGGAAATTTGAAGAAAAATGATTTATATATGATTTCCGGAACGGAATATAAAGAGATGACAAAGGAGATCCTTGCACAGTCAGATCTGTGGGCAGAAATTAAAAAAAAGGCAGATCAGAAGCAAAAAAATGCAGATCAGATGCTGATCGGAATAAAGCCGAACCTAGTATCGCCGACGGAGGCTTCTTATGGTGCAACAACACATCCGGAGATTGTTGCGGGGATTATTGAATATTTACAGGAAAGAAGTTGTCAACATATCGTGATGCTGGAGAGCTCCTGGGTTGGGGATAAAACTTCGGAATCCATGGAAGTCTGTGGATATGACAGGCTGGTTGAAAAATACAACGTACCATTTTGGGATATGCAGCTCGATGAAAGCAGTGAAGTGGATTGTGCCGGAATGAAACTTCAAATCTGCAGCAGTGTGAGAAAGCTGGATTTTCTGATCAATGTTCCAGTTCTGAAAGGACATTGCCAGACAAAGATCACCTGTGCATTGAAAAATATGAAAGGTCTGATTCCAAATAAGGAGAAGAGGCACTTTCATAAGCTGGGTCTGCATAAACCGATTGCACATCTGAATGTGGGGATTCATCAGGATTTTATTGTGGTGGATAATATCTGTGGTGATCTGGATTTTGAAGATGGAGGAAATCCGGTTGTTATGAACCGGATTCTGACAGCAAAAGATCCGGTTTTATGTGATACGTTTGTATGTCAGATGCTTTATTATAGGAGAGAAGACGTTCCATATCTGGTTATGGCGGAGGAACTTGGTGTGGGTTCTGCTGATCTGGAACATGCGAATCTGATACAGATCAGATTCGAAAAAGGAACAAAAGAAGGAGAACAAGGATCAGAAGAAACGGCAAGTGGAAAAGATATCAACAGAAAAGCAAAAGAAGTGAAAGATATCCACAAAACAGTATGGAAGGGCTGGGAGGATGTGGATATTCCAAGGGAGCGAAAGATTGTTGAACTGCAGGATGCTGTCGAGGAAGTGGAGTCCTGCAGTGCCTGTTATGGCTATCTGATCCCGGCACTGGATATGCTGAAACAGGAAGGTTTGTTTGAGAAACTGGACTGTAAAATTGCTGTTGGGCAGGGATACCGCGGTAAAAGCGGGAAACTGGGGGTCGGAAACTGTACTTGCAGGTTTGAGCATTTTGTAAAGGGATGTCCGCCGACGGAGATAGAAATTTATGAATATTTGAAGAAATATCTGATACAATATTAGAAATTAGAAAAATTATCCAATTCATCGAAAAAACCTTTGCTTTAGATATGGGGATATAAGATGCGTCCATTGAATTTATGCTTATATCAAATTTTGATAAAAACTTTGATAAGTTTTAGAATGAAAATCGACAAGAGGTTATAAAGCCTCTGCCGATTTTCTTTTTTTTATAGGAAACAGCAGAAAAGAAGAGCGTGCAGAGCGTAAAAACTCTGGCACGCTTATTTTTTTACAACGAAAGAGAGGTACGGAGAATGGAAAGAGTGACATTTGAAGAGTATGAGGCAGCAAAAGCGGCAGTATTGTACGGGAAAGAATACGAAGAAACATCAAGCATGGAAAATAACGTCATTCATAAGCAGTATGTATGCAAGGACGGTAGCGGGATATTTTACGAAAGAACAGAGAACGGCGTAACAGAGTTTTGGAGTACAGAGTACAGCAAAAGCCGTATCTATGCAGACAAGGCAGACGAAAAAGTAGAATTAAGCGAAAACCGCAAGAAAGCAATAAAAAGGCTATATAAACTGGTTTATTGGTTCGCTGACGAGATGCTTAACGAAGAGGACGCAGAGAAGAGAGAGGCGGCAGAGTTTGAAGAGCAGCGAAAGAAAGAGCCGGATAAACTGCAAATTAGAGTAAGCGTACACGATAATAACGCAAGAGTTATGAAAGATTGCATAAGAGAGGCACGGGACGCAGCGGAATTTTTGAAAAGTGGAGAGAACGACGTAGAAGAATGGCAAATAGCAGGAATAAACGCAATGTTCGACCAGTGCAATGAAGAAAGAATTATACCGTATGATTTACCGACAGCTATAAAAGGGCTTTCGTGTATGCACATTCTTTGTAAGCCAGAGGCTGTAGCAGAAAAATGAGGAAAGGGGCGGCGGCAACGTCGCCCAAAGGAAAGGAGCATAGAGCATGGGAAAACGAAAATATAAGCGTCTGCATTATGAGGACAGGCAGACCATAGAGGCTATGAGTAAGCAGGGCAGCAGCGTAAGCGATATTGCAGAGGCGCTGGGAACACACAGGGACACTATTTATAGGGAGTTCAAACGCTGCAACGCCACACTGAAAACATACACAGCAGGCACAGGCAATGGGACTGAATGAAACGGGCGGTTTTATCAATTCCATAAAAGCTACGGACGTAAAGGGCGACGATACGGAGAAATACGTAGAGATATACCCACAGGGACGGGCAAAGCATGGAAACGACAGAAAAGGAGATAAAAGCAAGGTGCGCTATGCAACAATCGGCTTTGTGGCAGAGTACGGCACAAGTAGCCACGCTGCACGCCCTTATATGACAGTGGCAAACGAAAAGGCGCACGAAAAGGTAGTAGAGGCACAGCGCAGTATATGGGAGAGTGAAACAGGCGAATGAGTATACAGGAGATTTTAGAAAGCGCAGGGTTGCCAGCCCAGAGAGGCGTTTACACTGGACGGGATAAGCCAGACGCATATTATACGTTTCTGCGGCTGCTGGGTACGCCTGCGGTAAATGCAGACGACGAAGAGAAAGAGCGCAGGGAAATGTATAGAGTTACGCTTTTCCATAAGGGCGATTTTGAGGCGCAGCTTGATAAGACAAAAGAGGTATTGAAAGCAGCAGGCGTTTATATCAACAGCATAGACGCAGAAAGCTACGAAACAGAAACGGGGTACTGGTTAGTGCCTATCACAGTCGAGATTTTGAAAGAGGAGTGATTAAACAATGACACTGGGACTGAAAGATTTATATTACGCCGTATGCACAGAGGCAGACGGAGCAGAGAGCTACGGGGCACCTAAGAAAATGGCAGAGGCAATGAGCGCTGATTTATCCGTAAAGACAGCAGACGGCAGCTTGTATGCAGACGACACATTAAGCGAGAGCGTCACGGAGTTTGCAAGCGGAACGCTTAAGCTGGGAATTAAAGACCTTACGCCGGAAGTGCTGGCAGAGCTGCTGGGGCAGGCAGTAGATAAGAACAGCGTAGTATGGGCGGGAAAAGAGGACGAGCCGCCGTATGTTGCTGTAGGGTTCAGAGCTAAGAAAACGGGTGGTAAATACCGTTACGTATGGCTGCTTAAAGCAAAATTTAAAGTACCGTCTGAAAAGTACGAAACAAAGGGCGAGAGTATCAAGTTTAACACGCCGGACATTGAGGCATCTTTTACAACAAGAAAGAAAGATAACTTGTGGAAAGCAGACTTTGTGGGAACAGAGGAAAGCGCAGCGGCTAAAACGTGGTTTACAGCAGTGCCGGAAAAGGCAGCAGCAATGGAAAGTGTATAAAACAGGAAAGGAGAGAGGCGTAGCATGGGCTGCGCCTTAATTTTATATCATGGGAGCATTAAAGAGCGGGGCTTTTCCCGTAGAGCTGAACGGCAAAGAATATGGTTTACTTTTTTCGCTGAACGCATTAGACGAAGTGCAGGAAAAGTTTGGGGGCTACGACAAATTAAGTGAGGTATTCAATAAAGATAACCCAAACATTTTTAAAGATACAAGGTGGTTACTTACGCTGCTTATTAACGAGGCACTTTTAGCAGAGGACGAAAACGCCCAGCTGCTTGAAGAGAAGAGGGTAAAGTGCTTAATTCTGAAATGAAACTTGTAACGGCTGAATATAAGGACAATGCAAGCAGCGTAGATGCGCTGAAAGCAAAGCAGGCGGTACTACAGAAAACATACGACGAGCAGGCAAAAAAGGTAAAAGAAACCGAGGCGGCTTTAGAAAAATGTCGCAAGGCAACAGGAGACAATAGCGAAGAAAGTAAAAAACTTGAAACCCAGTTAAATTACCAGAAAGCAGCGCTTGTAAAGACAGAGCAGGAATTAGGCAAAACGACTGACGAAATGGAAAAAGCAGAAAAAGCCGCTGACGAAATGGGAAAGGAAATAAAAGACAGCGGGGAACAGGCAGACGACGCAAAGGGAAAATTTTCTGGATTTACAAGCGTGCTAAGCGGAATGGGTACAGCGCTTAAAGCAGCAGCAGCGGCGACGGCGGCAGCAGTTGCGGGAGCGGCAACAGCCATAGGAGCGCTTACCACAAAAGCGATAGAGGGATACGCAGCACAGGAACAGCTTGTAGGCGGTGTAGAAACTCTTTTCAAAACGTCGTCTGATACGGTTGTTGGTTATGCAAACGACGCATATAAAACAGCCGGAATGTCTGCAAATGAGTACATGGAAACAGTTACCAGCTTTTCAGCGTCGCTGCTTGCCAGTATGAATAATGACACGGCAGCGGCAGCAGAAAAGGCAAACGTGGCAATTACGGATATGTCAGACAATGCAAATAAAATGGGTACTGATATATCGCTTATACAGAACGCCTATAACGGTTTTGCAAAGCAGAATTATACCATGCTGGATAACTTAAAACTGGGATATGGCGGTACAAAAGAGGAAATGCAGCGACTGCTTGATGATGCAAGCAAGCTATCCGGCATTAAGTACGATATTTCATCATATTCAGACGTTGTAGACGCTATTCACGTCGTACAGACGGAAATGGGCATAACAGGGACAACGGCAAAAGAGGCAAGTACAACAATAGAGGGTTCGGTTAGTTCTATGAGTTCAGCGTGGGACAACTGGGTAGCTGGAATGGCAGACAGCGAGGCGAATTTCTCACAGCTTACAAGCAATCTGGTAGACAGTATTGTAACAGTGGTAGGGAATATAGCACCGAGGGTAATAGAAACAGTGCCGAGGCTGGTAAGCGGACTGGGAGAAATCGTAGAGCAGCTTGCAACGTATATACCACAGGTTATACAGGAGTTATTACCGCCTTTAATGAGCGGCGTACAGGACTTGCTTAATACGCTGGTTGGAATGCTGCCGGAAATGATAAGCATAATCGGGCAGATTATACCGACAATCATAGATACGCTGCTTACTATATTACCGCAGCTTTTAGAGGCAGGCGTACAGATTATTACGGAATTGGCGCAAGGTATCGCACAAGCGTTACCTACATTGCTGCCAACAATCGTAACGGTGGTTACGAACATTGTAACCATGCTGATAGAAAATATACCGTTGCTGATTACAGCAGCATTACAGCTGCTTACGGGGCTGGCACAGGGGCTGGTAGCAGCGCTGCCCGTACTGATTGAAGCACTGCCGGAAATCATAACGGCTATCATAAATGCACTGGTTGAGGGCATACCGCTTATTATCGAAAGTGCGGGCGATATTATAGTCGCATTGATTGACGGCATCATAGATGCAATACCGCTTTTAATCGCAGCCATACCGCAGATTATAGCAGCCATTGTAACAGGACTGATTACGGGGCTGCCTAAGATTTTGACGGCGGCAGGCAAGCTGGTAACGGCAATCATAAATAAAATAAAAGAGCTACCTACTCTGATACCGCAGGCAATCGCTGCGGGCGTTGAGAAAATAGCAGAGTGGGGCGCAAATATGCAGGAAAAAGGCGGCACAGTTATAACAAATTTTGTAACGAAAGTTATAGATATTGTTAAGGAGCTGCCGCAGAAAATCTGGAACAGTATAGTAAGCGCAGTAACCAGAGTGGCTACGTGGGGCGCAAATATGCAGACCAAAGCCAAAGAAGTAATGAACACAATGCTTACGAACATTGTAACGATTGTGAAAGAAACGCCTGCTAAAATCTGGAACAGTATAGTAAGCGCAGTAACCAGAGTGGCTACGTGGGGTAACAATATGCTTACGAAAGCCAAAGAGGTAATGAACGCCATGGTAACAGGCGTTATTACGATTGTTAAGGAACTGCCGCAGAAAATCTGGAACAGTATAGTAAGCGCAGTAACCAGAGTGGCTACGTGGGGCAACAATATGCTTACGAAAGCCAAAGAGGTAATGAACGCCATGGTAACAGGCGTTATTACGATTGTTAAGGAACTGCCGCAGAAAATCTGGAACAGCATAGTAGGGGCAGTTACCAAAGTGGCTACGTGGGGCAACAATATGCTTACGAAAGCCAAAGAGGTAATGAATGCCATGGTAAGGTAAATGTAGGCAATGAATTTAAGTATGATAACGACGACCAAAAGCCAAAGCCGAGAGGCGGCGGCAGTGCAGCAGGCGGCGTAGTTGTCAATCAGTATATTTATGCGAATACCACGGACTATGCAAAACAGCAGAAAGAGGCAGCCCGACAGTTCAGAATGATAGCAAGGACGGTGTAACACATGGAAAATGAAAAACTGACTTACATAAATTCAAGGGGCGAGCGGTTAGAGCTGGGAGTAGACAGCGTATACCATTGCAATATAAGTAAAGACGTAGAGGGCATTTCCGGCGTTACGAGCGTCATTTACAGCACAAACAGTATGGGACAGCACGGCGACACCTACGTAGGGCAGCGTATCGAGGCGAGGGACATAGACGTAGTGGGACATATCAACACACGGGACAAGGCGCAGGCATTGGAACTGCGCCGCCGTATGCTTAAGATATTTAACCCAGAGCTTAGCGCTACGCTGGTGTATGAGTACGGCGGCTTTAAGCGTGTGATTGATTGCAGGGCGTATGGAGAGCCTAAGATACTAAAGAAAGAGGTACTTTATGAGTTTGATTTACAAATAGAGTGCCTTAACCCGTTCTGGCGGGAAGAGGAAGAAACAAAAGAGGATATAGCAAGCTGGGTGGCTGCGTGGCATTTCCCTTGCGTTATCGAAAAGGACAGCACAAAGAGCATGATATACGGATACCGAGCGGAAAGCGTAATAGTGGACTGCTACAACGAGGGCGACGTATCAACAGGAATGAGGATAAGGTTTACAGCACTGGGGACAGTTTCAAACCCGATACTGCTTAATGTGGATACCGAGGAATTTATACAGATTAACGCCACTATGAAAACGGGCGACGTGATAGAGATTAACACGAAGTACGGCAGCAAGGGCGCTAAGCTGATAAGGGACGACGTAGAAACCGACTATTTCCGCTACATTGATGTAGACAGTACATTTATGCAGCTTGCCATAGGCGACAATATGTTTAGGTATGATGCAGCCAGCGGCGTAAATTCTCTGGAAGTATCCATATTCTACAGCAAGGAATTTTTAGGAGTGTGACGGTATGGAGCTTAGAGTATTCGACAAGACAGTACAGCCGCTGGGAGCTATAGACGAGCTGGCAAGCCTGCTATGGCATACAAAGTATTTTGACGTAGGAACTTTTAGCCTGCTTGCGCCGATTACGGACAATAACAGCCGTTTGCTGGTAGAGGGTAACTTAATAACCAAGCACGACGGAAAAAAGGAAGTAAAGACCGCCGACGGCGGCGTATGGCGCAGGGCAGCGCAGATAACCTACGTACACATTACCAAAGACGAGAACGGCTTAGAGCAGTTAGAGGCACAAGGCTATATGCTTAGCTGGTGGCTTAATAAGCGCTGCATTTATCCGCAGATTGTGGCGACAGGTACAAACCAGTATCTTATAAACCTTATGGTAAAGAACAACTGCGGCAGCGCAGCAGGAACAAAGCGGCGTTTTCCATTGCTTACATTTCTGGCGCAGGAAACCATAGACGGCGTGGCGGTTGAATATGCAAACGAGGTATACGCACAACTGGGACAGGAAGTAAAGGCAAGGGCGCAGGCTGGAAAGCTGGGCTATGACATTCTGCTTAACGAAAGAGAGAGACTGTTTGGCTTTTATCTGTATAAGGGCAATGACCTTACAGCCACAAATACCGAGGGTAACACACCCTGCATATTTTCAAGAGATTTTGATAATGTCAACGAGCAGGAATATACAGCCAGTATAGAGAACTGCGGAAACTTTATTTATGTGCAGGGAGCAGCTGACGACGACGGCAGCCAGCCAGTAACCACAGTGGACGGCGAGGGCGCAACGGGGCTGGATTTAGTAGAGGTATTCTGCGACGCTACGGACATTGCCAGAAAGTACCAGCAGGGGGAAACAGAGGTAACAATACCGCTGAATACCTATATTGCAATGCTGAAAACGAGAGGCGGCGCAGAGTTGGAAAACTACGGCAAGAACATAAATTTTGTAAGTACCATAAATACAAATTCAAACTTAAAATTTAAGGCTGATTTTGATTTAGGCGACCGTATTACTTGCAAAGAAACTAAGTGGGGCATACAGATAGATGCACGCATTACAGAAGTAACAGAAACATACCAGAAAGGCGAGGAAACCATAGAGGCGACTTTTGGCGACAGCCTGCCGACGCTGGTAGACCAGATTAGGAAAGTGAGGTAGCAGAAATGGCAAACAGCTTACCGTTTAATGCCGTGGCAGTAGACGGAGAGTACGACAGGGTATATAAAGCCGAGGATTGGGCGTGGTACTTTGCTACTTTCATTGCAAACGGCATTTTTCCAAAGCCGAGCGACGGGCTACAGGTAGTAGCTTACAGCGGCATGGAAATAAGAGTAAATGCAGGCTATGCCTTTATAAACGGCTACGCCTTTAGAAATCCTGCAACGCTTAGCGTAACACTGGATACGGCAGAGGGAGCGCTTAACAGGGTGGACAGGGTAGTAGTTCGCTGGGATTTGCCGCAAAGAGATATGTATATTGCGGTGCTGAAAGGCACACCGTCTGCAAAGCCGACAGCAACGGCAGTAACACGCACTACGGAAATATGGGAGCTTGCGCTTGCAGATATTTACGTAGGCAAGGGCGTAACAAGGATACAGACGCAAAACATCACAGACCAGCGGTTTAATAGCGCAGTCTGCGGAATTGTAACAGGAACGGTGGAAGAGATAGACGCAAGCGTGCTTACAAAGCAGTTTACGGACTTTTTCAACACCTACAGCGCAGCTGTGCTGGACGAGTTCAGCGCATATAAGCAGAGTATGGAAAAGTACCTTACAGAGATTGCGGGCGTATATGACAGCTACGTAAGCAAGACAGAGGGCTTATTTGCGCAGTATGAGAGCCAGTTTAACGAAAGATACAGCAGTTTTGAAAGTACGCTTGACAACTGGGATAAGGAACTTTTAAGCGCCTATACAGACTTTATGGCAAAAATTAAGCTATTCCAGTCGGACGCTGAAAACGAATTTAACACATGGTTTGAGAGTATCAAGGACAAACTGGGCGAGGACATAGCAGGCAGCCTGCAACTGCAAATTGAAGAGCTGGCAGCAGCCATGCAGGAAGTGAAAAAGCAGGCAGAGGCTGGCACGAAAGAAACCAAAGAGGCAATAGCAGCGCTGGACGAGCGACTTAAGAGAGTAGAAAGCGGCTGGGGCATTGACTATAAGCATGATGCTGTACTGGGATTGTGTTATATGGGTGCGGCATACATGAGCCAGCATTACGAAAGAACAGTAGAAACGGCAGTGTTAGGGGCTACCTACGTGGGTAATTCCTATCTTGCAAATACATTTTAGAAAGGCGGCAGACCATGAAAGGATTTCCTAAAGTATTAAAGACAAAAGAGGACTATTACAACTGCCTTGCTATGGTAGCAAGCGGAGAACTGGCGGCAGCGGACTTGCTGGCAAAAATCGAGAGCGCAGAGAACCAGCGTTATATTGAGTGCGGCGTAGCAGCTGTAGAGGAAGAGAAAAAGGCGGTTACGGTATATTACTGCGACGAGGCAGCGGTAGGTATGAAATTTGTAGCGGGCGACGTATCCGGCACAGTGCAGGGAGTAACACATATCCAGACCGAGGAGGCAGCGGCAGCAGGAGAGGCAGGAAACGACAGAACAGCCCTTACACTTTCCAAAGCGGTAAAAGCGGGCTGCAAGGTAATTGCGCTGGAACGCACAGACACCGTGGCAGGAATGACAACAGACGACATTGCAGCACTGAAAGGAGTATTAAAGCAGTATGAGTAGATTATTAGTGGACGACGTTACAAAGACCGACGCAAGGGCGCTTTTGAACGTAAATAAAATGGCTACAATCAGCGATATTGTAGCACCGAGCAATGAGTACATTTACGCCAGCGGAGCAAATGAGCTGACTGTAGTAGAGGGCTGCGTAATTGCCGTGGGTGGTGCTGGAATTTTCAAGACAGCAAACACCATTCTTACGGCTGCTAATCTGGACGCAGGCAGCGCTTTTACGGTAGGTAAGGACTATTACGTATATATCTGCGACAGCAGAATTGACAGCGCAGACGAGAAATACGTAATTTCCCTTAACTCTACATACCCGACAGGCTGGAACGCTACAAACAGCCGTAAAATCGGCGGCTTTCATTATGGACGCTGCCGCAAGGTGGACAGCAATTTACAGCCGCTTAATGGCAGCAGTGTTATTTTTGGCACAGGCTGGGAAAGTGCAGTAAGCAACGGCATTGTACCACGTTCTGTATGGACACTGGGACACCGCCCGAAATGCAGCCCAGAGGGTATGGTATATTTAGGCGGCGGCACATGGGTAGATATTTACCTTAATTCTGACGACGGAGCAAAGGGCTTGAAATCAGAGTACGGCTGCGCACCTATGACGGGTACAGAAAGCATGAACTGGTACAACTTTGTAGAACGTCTGGCAAAGAGCGGTAAACGCCTGCCGAACTATGCGGAATTTTGCGCTTATGCTTTTGGCAGCCCTGCCGGACTGGATAACGCAAATACAAACGCATGGAGCGCCACCAGCAACACAGGTAGGGGCGTAACAGGCAGTGTGGTAAATGCCGTTTCTTCCGTGGGCGTTGTAGATGCCGTGGGGCGTGTCTGGGAGTGGCTGGACGAGCTTATTACAAGAGCGGAACACGCCACAAATGCAGACTACCACGCAAGCGTAGCGTGGGGCTGGGACAAGAAAAGCCCATTGAACACAGGCGAGAAGTCTTACGACGTTGGTAACATTTACCAGTATTACGCATATTCTCTGGCGGCGCTGGTAGCGGGCGGCAACTGGGGCGATGGGGCGCTTTGCGGCGCTCGTGCCGTGGGTTGCAACTTTTACCCGTGGCGTGTCCATACGAGCCTTGGCGCTCGTGGGGCGTGTGACTCTCTGTAGACGGCGGGCGAAAGCCCAGCCGGATAAACGGGGGTAAGGCATGGACATACAGACAAAAACAGATATTATACACCAGAAAATATACGATTTTCTGCTATATATTTACCCTCTGCTTACGAAGTACCCAAAGTATGAGAAATTCAGTTTACAGACGGCGACAAGAAACGCAATTCTTGAAATGCTGCAAGAGGTTATAAAGTGGGATAAGACGGCAACGAAAAGCCACTTATACACGGTAGATACGGCATTGCAGGAAAGTAAAGAATTGCTGCGGCTGGCGCATGACTTGAAGTATAGCGCTATGAACGCACGGCACTACGGCGAGAGCTGCCGCAAGCTGAAAGAAATAGGCGTTATGCTGGGCGAACTGATAGAAGAGGTAAAGACCAGAAAATAGCAGGATATGGGGCAGCTGCTTACTTACAGCCTCTGGCGGCGCTGATAGCGGGCGGCAACTGGAACAATGGGGCGAATTGCGGCGCTCGTGCCGTGAATTGCAACAATTACCCGTGGAATGTCAATACGAACATTGGCGCTCGTGGGGCGTGTGACTTAGTGAGAACATTACAGGCACAGAGTTCTACGGAATACTGGCAAGGACTTAGAAAGGGA